GGTTCAAGCGCAACCCGCTGCACGACGAGTACAGCCACGGCGCGGACGCATTCCGCTATGCCGCGGTGGCGTCTCGTGATGGTGGCGGCAAGGCCGCGCCGCTGAAGTATTCCAACGCAGGAATCGTCTGAATGCCCCGCATGACCGAATCACAGCTGATTACCGCGATCGAGCACGCGGAACGGCTGGCCGAGCAGGCAGGCGAGGTGTCCGAGGACCGCATTCGGTCGCTGCGTTACTACCTCGGTGACAACACCAACCCGGCGCCGGACGGCCGTTCGCAGGTGGTGTCGCGCGACATCTACGACATCGTAGAGAGCATCAAGCCGAGCATCCTGCGCATCTTCCTGTCGGGCGAGAAGGTCGCCGAATTCGCCCCGCGCGGCCCGGAGGACATCCAAGCGGCCGAGCAGGAAACCGAGTACGTCAACCATATTGCGCTTGAGCGCAACGCCGGCTTCCAGGTCCTGCACGACTTTTTGCACGACGGGCTGGTGAGTAAAACCGGCTACGTGTTCGCGCACTGGGAGGAAAGCGAGGACACGACTATTGAACGGTACGCCGGGCTGACGGACGACGAATTCGCCATGCTTGCGCAGGACGCGGAGGTCGAGATTGTCGAGCACCTGCCCGCGGTCGACGGGTACGGCCAGCCTGTGCATACGGTGGCGCTGCGCAGGTCGGTGGTGTACGGGTGCGTCAAGTTTCAGGTCGTCGCCCCCGAGCGCATCTACGTGTCCGCGCAGCACGACAAGGTGTCGCTCATGGACGCCGACTTCGTGCAGCGGCGCGAGCGCAAGACCCTGAGCGAACTGCGGCTGGAAGGCTTTGACGTTTCCGACGACCTGAGCGACGGCGGAGAGTCAGGCAACGACTACGAAGCCGAGATTCGGGACCGCGATAACCCGTGGCGGGACCGCGAAGATGCGGGCGAGTCGGACCCGAGCATGCGCCGCGTCCGGGTGCGCGAGTGCTGGATGCGCTGCGACTACGCGGGCAGGGGCAAGGCGGAACTGCGCCACGTCGTCGTGGTCGGCAAGACGATCTTGCTGGACGAGGATGCGGACTGCATCCCGATCGCGGCGTTCGCGCCGTTCCCGTTGTCGCACCAGCACTATGGTCAGTCGGTCTACGACATCGCGGGCGACATCCAGGACATTAAAACGGCGTTGCAGCGTGGCGTGCTGGACGCGACCTATCTGTCCGCCGCGCCGCGGTTCGCCGTCGACCAGGCGCGGGTGAATCTCGACGACATGCTGGTCAGCCGACCCGGCGGACTGGTGCGCGTGGATGGCGACCCGGGCACGTCGATGATGCCGCTGACGACGCCGCAGACGGCCGGCGCGGGGCTGCCGGTGATCGAGTACATGGACGCGGTGCGGGAGACGCGCACGGGTATTACGCGGTACACGCAGGGCTTGGATGCGAACAGCCTGAACAAGACCGCGACCGGGATCATGCAGATCATGGGCGCGTCGCAGGCGCGGCTAGAGATGGTCGCGCGGCAATTCGCGGAGGCCGTCAAGGAACTGTTCCTGCTAATCCACGCGCTCACGCTCAAGCACGCGCGCCAGCCGCAGATCGTGCGGATGCGCAACCAGTACGTGAGCGTGGACCCGCGCCAGTGGGTGAAGCGCGCGGACATGAGCATCAGCGTCGGGCTGGGCAACGGCAACAGGCAGGAGCAGCAGCAGTTCCTGATGAACATGCTGCAGATTGCGCTCGGGCCGGCGATTCCTCTGGGGCTCACCGAGCCGCCGAAGGTCAAGGCGATGCTCGACAAGCTCACGAACCTTGCTGGCTTCAAGTCGGGCGATCTGTTCTGGAGCGTCCCGCAGCCGCAGCCGCAGCAGGCGCCGCCGCCCGACCCGCGGATGGTCGAGGTGCAGCAAAAGGGCCAGTTGGAAGCGCAGAAAGCGCAGGCCGAACTGCAGCAGGATCAGGCGCGGGGCCAAGCCGAGCTCGCGCTGGAGGCGCAGCGCATGCAACAGCAGATGGACCTGGAGCGCATGCGGGCCGAGCAGGAAATGGTGCTAGCGCGCTTCAAGGCCGAGTTGGAAGCGCAGGCAAGAATTGAGATCGCGCGCATCCAGGCGCAGGCAAACATGCAAGCGGCCGCGATGCGGCCGGCAGGAGCGATTGATGGGACTGCGTGACGAATTTCACGGCGAACTGACGGGCAGCACTGCCGTCACGGCCGACTTGAACGTGCTGTACCCGGCGACCGTCTACGTGCAGCCGCTGGACGGTGACAGCGTGCTCGTGGAGTACAGCGTAGACGGGCGGCTGTGGTATCCGTGGCCAAACGCCACCGCCACCACGCTGTCGACTGACGTGCTGGACGCGCCGGTGCGTGCGCTGCGGGCCACGCGCACGGCAGGCACGGGTGTGGCGTCGCGCTTCGGGGTCATCGGCAGCAAATGACGTTCCTGCGCCGCGGACCGTGGAAAGCGCGCAGTCCGTGGAAGGGGCGCGGTCCGTGGTGCGCAAAAGGACCGTTCGGCGTCAACGACATCGCGTGGACCCTCGACGCCACCGCCGCCGCCATCCGCGAGGCGATCAGCAGCCCGGATGCGTGGGGCACGACCGGCGCCACCACCGGCTGGCGCCTGCCCGGCCACGGCGGCGTGCGGTTGTCGGCCGATGCGATGACCGGGCCGCGGCTGGAGCAGCAGCAGGACGGGACGTATCGGTGGGCGGCGCATAACCTGCTGCTGAACAGCGCGACGCTCAGCACGCAGTCGGTGACGGTCGTCGTCGGCGAGCAGTACACCATCGCCGCGACGGGCACGGGCTCGGTGGCGCTGTCGGGTGCGGCGACCGGCACGCTGAACGCGAGCGCGCTGCGGCCGTCGCTGACGGTGACGGCGACGACGACGACGCTGACATGCACGGTCACGGGCACGGTGACGGCGGCGCAGGTCAATCGCGGCGCGACTGCACTGGCATACGTGCCGACGGCAGGCGCCGCCCGCTACGCCCCCGCAGTGCCGTGGGACGCGGCGCTCGGTGTGTGGGGGCTGCGCTCGGAGCCGGCGGCGACGAACAGCATCCGCAACAGCACGATGCAGGGGGCGGCGAGTGGTTCGCCGGGGACGGCGCCGACTAACTGGACGATCGACGCGGCCGGCACAACGCTGACGGTCACCACCGGGACGACGCTCGCCGGGTTGCCTGCGATCGATCTGCGGTTCGCTGGCACGCCGAGCGGCAATGCGTTCGTGTTGTTCGATGCGGCTGCCGCTGCGGCAGTCTCGCAGGTGTGGGCGCACTCGGTTGTCATCGCGCGGGTGGCAGGGTCGAACGCGAACACCGCGCCGCTCTTGGCTCTGGACGAGCATGCGTCGGGCGGTGCTTGGCTGGCAGGCAACAGCACGGCATTCACGCCGGGCGCAGTAGCGGCGAGGCCATCGCACACCCGCACGACGACCAATGCGAGCACGGCGACGGTGCGGCCGATCTTGGTGCTTGGCACCAGCGCCGGCCAAGCAGTCGACATCACCCTGCGCATCGCCGCCCCGCAACTGGAGCGCGACCGAGTGACCTCCCCGATCCCGACGTTCGCGGCGACGGTGACGCGGACGGCTGACAGCCCGCTCGTGCCGGGGCTGCCGGCGATGACGGAAGGCGTGTTGGTGGTGGAGTTCGTCCGGACGGTCGCGTCTGGGGCTGCGGAATATGCGCATCCGTTCAGCCTCAACGACGGGGTCGATGTCGACGACGAAATCGGAGCGTACATCGGTGCAAGCACGGTAGCCGGGGTGTACTTACTCGTGCGAACCAGCGGGTCCACGGTGGTGGAAAGCGCAGTTTCTGGTGGCGCTTCCGGGCGCAACGCGCTCGCCGTGGGGTTCAAGGCCGACGACTACGCCGCCGCAGTCAATGGCGGCGCGGTCACGACCGACACAAGCGGCGCGCTAGCAGTGCGGACCAGCCTATCGCTGGGCCATCGCCTTGCTGGCGATAATTCGCTCAGCGGCGGCCTCATCACCCGCATCCGCCTCGCCACGCGCAAGCCCGCGAACGACCGCATCCGGAGCCTGTCGCTGTGACCACGCGCACGGTGATCTACCTGCGCACAGCCGACGAAGCCGCGATGGCCGCGCTGCTCGCGCCGCTGTACGTCGAGACGCGCGACGGGCCGGCGCCGACGCTCGGCATGCACGTCGACATGCTGGGCGTCGTCTACAAGCCGACCGGCGCCACGATCACGGTGAACGGCATCATGCAGCCCGAGATGGTCGCGTCCGCCGGCTGGCACTGCAATCTGCTGTTCGACGGGATCGAGCCGCCGCAGTCGCTGCTGCCGCACACGATCAACCCGGCGCACCCGAAGAGGGTGTACCTCGGGTACAGCGTCTTGTCGATGCCCGAGGCGACCGAGGACGACGGCGACGTGATCCTGGTGGAGCGGCCCATCGGCGCGCAGGCGTCCGCGCTCGCCATCGACCGCGCGCAGGCCGAGCACGTGCGGCGCAAGCTCGCGGCCGAGGCTCGCGCGGACCGCCGCGCGCTGCACCAGGCGACGCTGGCGGTGATCGAGCAGCGGGCGGTGCGCGATGCGCTGGTCGAGCAGCGCGAGGCGCTACAGAGCGATCTGACGCGTCTGCGGGCCGATCGTGATGCGGCGGTGATCGAGCGCAACGACGCGATCAGCACGCGGGACGCCACCATCGCCGCGCTGGTGCCGCTGACTGGCGCTGCGCGTGCGCCGCTGGTGGCGATCCGGGGCGCGGCGACTGCGCGGGCGCAAGCCGCGGCTAGCAAAATTACTCAGCTCGGCTCGCAAATTGCGACGGCGGACGCCGCGCGCGAGGATGTGGTGGCGAGGGTCGCCGCGGCGAATGCGGAATTGCTGCGGCTGCGGGCTGCACGGGATGGGCTGAAGTGACCGACCCGCAGCGACGGGCCGCGGAGGCCGAGCGGCTGTGGCAGGACGAGATGATGGTCGAAGCGCGAGAGCACATCCGCGCGCACATCATCGACCTGTGGACGAATAGCCCGATGGATGACGTGGACGGGCGCGAGAAACTGCGCTACCTGCTGCACGTCCACAAGCTGTACGACGACTTTTTCAAGCGCGCAATCGCCGACGGCAAGCTGGCGAAACTCGAGGCCGAGCGCAAGCGACTGGGCCTGCGGGAGATTCTGCGCGCGATCTGATTCGCGGTAAACGCACCGCCGCTGATAGGCCGCCTTCGGGTGGCCTTTTTCATTGGTGCGTGACTCTTACGCGGTTCCATGGAAAACACGAACGCGACCACGCCGGCCACGCCGGAAGTCGCTGGCTACGATCAGGAAGGCGCAGCGCAGGCGCTTCTAGCGCGCTGGGGTGTCAAGCCGGACGAACCGGCCACGGACGACACCAGCGAGTCCGAAGCGCAAGATGCTGAGTCGCAGACGGAAACCACGCCCGAGCAGGCCGACGAGGCTACGGCAGACGGCGCGGCGGACGAAAGCGAGGCCATCGAGATCGACGTCGCAGGCGAGAAGTTCGCGCTGCCGAAGGCGATGCAGGAACAAGCCGAGCGCATCCAGCGCAAGGTTAAAGACCTGGAAGCCGGGACGACGAAGAAATTCCAGGAGGCCGCAGAAATCCGCAAGGCGATCGAGGCCGAGCGCGAACAGGCGACGCAACTGTCGAAATTCGCGCGCGAGCACACCGATCTACTGGCGGATGCGCGCAGCGTGTCGCGGGAGCTCGAACGCATGGGCCAGATCGACTGGCAGGCGTACAGCGACAGCGACCCGGTGGCCGCGCAAAAGGCGTTGGCTAGGATGATGACCCTGCAAAACGCGCAGAGCCGCATTGCTGGGGCATTGCAGGACGCCGCGGGCAAGATGACCGCCACCGAGGCCGCGCTGCGACAGCAGCAGGTTGAGCGCGGGGTCGCCATGCTGACGCGGATCGCGCCTGACCTGGCGAATGACAGCGCCCGCAAGGCGCTCGCGGAATATATCGGACAGCGCGACCTGACGCCGGAAGGCCGAGCGGCGCTGTACGACCCGGAGGTTGTTGCGGCGTTTTCGGACGCCAAGAAATACCGGGAACTGCAAGCCGCGAAGCCTGCCATTGCTAAACGCGCCGCGGAGGCGCCAAAGCCTGCGCTCAAGACGAGCGCGGCGAACACTATTCAATCTGCGCAGAGGTCGAAAGCGACCGAGGCGGTCGATAGGCTCAAAAAGACGGGCCGAGTCGAAGATGCCGCGGCGGCGCTTATCGCGAAAATGCGCGCAAGGAGTTAATCATGGCTGAAGCAGCGACTAAGACTTTCGACCTGTCCACGATGGCCGAGGACGTCGAGGATATCGTCTACAACATCTCGCCGATGGACACGTGGGCGTTCACGAACCTGAAGCGGAAAAAGGCCACGAACCGCTACCACCAGTGGGTGACGGACGCGCTCGCCGCGCCGGCTGCGAATTCGCATCTGGAGGGTGACGATGCGGTGTACACCAGCGCGACCGCGGCGACGCACGTCGTGCTCGGCAACTACACCAACATCTCTCGGAAAATCGTCGAGGTGTCGGGCACCGCGGACGCCGTAAAACAATATGGCGTGGCCGAGAAGTTCGCGTATGAAGTCGCGAAAGTCGGCAAGGAGCTGAAGCGCGATATCGAGGCGATGCTTCTGGGTGCGCAGGCGTCCACGATCGGCGCGAAAGCGACGGCGCGGGTGGCGGCGGGCCTGGAGTGCATGATTGCGGGCAACCGCATCCTGGCCGGCGGCGCCAACAACACGACCGGCACCACGCCGGGATTCTCGGGTACGACGTGGGCGGCGCCGACCGACGGCACGCAGGCGACGCTGGCCGAAAACGTGCTGAATCAGGCGCTGCAGGCGGCGTGGGAGGACGGCGGCGACCCGTCGATCATCCTGTGCGGCCCGTCGGTAAAGCGCCAGATCGCGCAGTTCGCGGGTGCCACGTCGTTCGCGGGCTTCCAAAACAACCAGGGCCGCAGCCTCGGCGCGGTCATCGGTGGCGTGGACGTCTACGTGTCCGACTTCGGCAACCACAAGGTCATGCTCTCGCGCTACTGCCGGGCCCGCACGCTGTTCGCGGTCGACCCGGAATACGTGTCGATGGCGTGGCTGCGCCCGATCAAGATGGAGACTCTCGCGAAGGTCGGTGACGGCACGCGCGCGATGATGATCGGCGAGTGGACGCTGGTCGCTGACAACCCGTCGGCGCACGCGAAGGTGCAGGACATCGTGACCTCGGTCTGATGACCACGGGGCGGGCCTTCGGGTCCGCCCCACCCCGCCCATGAAAATCGTCCAACGTGAGCATGACCCGCTGACTGGGGTCACGACCGAGATCGGCTTTGCCGACGGCAAGTTCGTGCAGCGGACGTCGGTAGACGACAGCACTGCGCACGTCGAATACAGCAAGACGTTGCAGAACGCGCCGGACTACAGCGCGCACGGGATCAAGGAATCCTACTGGCACGTCGGGCACGTTCCGCCCGAGGTCGTGCTGCGGTGGATGAACGAAGGGTTCAACGCCTACACGGCGCACCCGTCCGAGATCATGAAGCGGCTTCGACAGCCAGAATATGCCTATCTCCGAACGACGCACCGCAAGTTCTAAGGAAGCCGATCCGATCGCCGCGGCGGTCGCGATCATGAATCAAGACCCGGACCGCGCAGTCAAGATCGCGTCCGAGGTGCTGAACGACGAGCCGGACAACGCCGATGCGCTGATGCTCATTGGCTACCTGTTCCAGCGCGCAGGCCGCCACGGGCTGAGTTGTGCGGTGCTGCAGCGGGCCGTGCAGGTCGCGCCGCAGAAAGGCGAGCTTTGGGCCGGTATCGCCGTCAACCATCAGCGCATGGGCAACGAGCTGCGCGCGCGGCAGATGTTCCAGGAAGCGGCCAAACGCGGCGAGAACAAGTACGAACACGAGATCGCGACGACGTATCTTGAGGAAGGCGACTTCGACCGCGCGCTGCGGTATGCCGAGCGGGTGCTGGCGCGCGAGCCGCAGCACATGGGCGCGCGGATGACGCTGGGCTATGCGTGCCTGGCGCTGGGCGACTGGGAGCGCGGCTGGAAGGGCTACGCGGCGACGCTGGCGAGCGAATGGCGCAAGGAGATCATCGTCGGCGACGAGGTGCGCTGGCAGGGTGAGAAAGGCGCCAACCTGTTCGTCTACGGCGAGCAAGGGCTCGGCGACGAGATCGTCTACGCGTCGTGCATCCAGGATGCCGCGCGCGATGCCGCATCGCTGGTGCTGGAGTGCGATCCGCGGCTGGAAGGGCTGTTTAGGCGGTCGTTCCCGAACGTCGCGGTCTACGGCACGCGGCTGAAGCAGGGCGTGGAGTGGCCGAACGATCACGAGATCACGCATCGCGTGGGCATTGCCGGCCTGCCCGAGTTCTACCGGCCCTCGCCCGCGTCGTGCCCCGGCACGCCGTATCTGGTGGCGGACCCAGAGCGGCGCGTGCAGTGGCGTGCGTTGCTCGACACGCTCGGGCCGCGGCCGAAGGTCGGGTTGTGCTGGTCGGGCGGGAAAAGGTGGACGAAAGCCGCTGCACGCGCGATCGGGTTGGAGGCGTTCCGGCCGCTCATTGAAGGGCTGGACGCGGATTTTGTGTCGCTGCAGTACAAAGACCCGACCGCGGAGATCGCGGCAACGGGCCTGCCGGTGAAGCATTGGAAGCGCGCGGTCGAGTCGACGGATTACGACGACACCGCGGCATTAGTCGCTGAGTTGGACATGGTGATCGGCATCCACACGACCGTTCACCACGTCGCCGGTGCGCTCGGCGTGCCCGGCGTCGTCCTCGTGCCGTCTAGGCCGAGCTGGAATTACGCGCTCCCTGTTTATCCGTGGTACAGGAGCGCCCGCGTGTTTCGGCAGCGGGCAGGCGAACCGTGGGTTGGCACGATCAGAAGGCTTCTGAGTGCACCCGACTATCTGGATGGGCTACGACCCGCGCGAGGCTGCGGCGTGGCATGTGGCGACGCAGAGCATCATCGAAACGGCGAGTGTGCCGGTGGCAATCAAGGCGCTGACGCTCGCATCGCTGAGGTGGTTTCCTGACCACCGCGACGGCACTAACCAGTTCATCACGTCGCGCTACCTGATCCCGTGTTTGCAGGATTTCGCGGGGTGGGCGCTGTTCGTCGACTCGGACGTGCTGTTCCGCGCCGACGTCGCTGACCTGTGGGAACTGCGCGATTCGCGGTACGCCGTGCAGGTCGTCAAGCACGACTACCGGACAAGCGCCCCGCGAAAGTACGTCGGGTCGCCGATCGAGAACGACAACATCCAGTACCCGAAAAAAAATCAATCGTCGGTAATGCTGCTGAACTGCGGGCATCCGGCGATGCGGGTGTTGACGCCGGGATATGTGGCGCGGTCGACGTCGCAGCACTTGCATCGCTTCGAATGGCTGGACCCCGATTTGATTGGTGATCTGCCGTCGACGTGGAATCACCTCGTCGGCGAGTACCCGATGCGCAATGACGCGAGGCTGGCGCACTACACGCTCGGCGTGCCGGGGTTTGCGCACTACGTCGACTGCGAGCACTCGCGGGAGTGGCACGGCGCGCTGCTGCGGGCGAATGCGGTGGTCGGCGAGTGTCCGGTCGAGATGATGCAGCGCGCGGCGGTGCGGGCATGAAGCCGCGCATTACCTTCCGCGGCATCCGCCCCGACCTGGCGTCCACGCGGCTGCGCGCGGAGATACCGCAGCGCGAGCTTGCGGAGCTAGGCATCGAGCGCGGCCGCGACATCCTGGTGATCGGCAAGCACGGCTGGTCGTGGGACGAGGCGACCGCGGGCTACCGCAAAGTCGTGATGGACGTCTGCGACGACCACTTCGGCGGCGTGCACGACGCGCACTACCGGCTGGCGTGTTCGCAGGCCGACGCGGTGACGTGCAATTCCGCGGCGATGCGCGATCGCATCAAGGCCGAGACGGGGCGCGATGCATGGGTCATCCCTGACCCGTGGGAGGCGCCCGAAGGAAAGCCGCGGGTGCACGAGCGGCTGGTCTGGTTCGGCCACAAAACGAACCTGCGCGATCTGGTGCCGTGGCTGGACAGGCTCGCAGGCCGGCCGCTGGCGATCGTTTCCAACGTCGATGCCGGCCCGCCCGGTGTGCGGGTGGTGCAGTGGTCGCCGGATGCGATGGACCGCGAGTTTATCGACGCGGGCCTGTGCGTGATTCCGACGGGCAAAAGCGCGTGCAAGTCGGGCAACCGCGCGGTGGAGTCGATCCGCCGCGGGGTGTTCCCAATTTGCGGCTACTTGCCGGCGTATGGCGATTTGGGCGTGTACGTGGGCGACATCGCGGAGGGCGTCGATTGGGCGCTGTCGCATCACGACGAGGTGATGCACAGGATTTGCGCGGCGCAGCACTACGTCGCTTGGCAGTACAACCCGAAGCGAATCGCAAAGCTGTGGCTGGAAGCACTGTCGTACGTCTGAATCTCGGGTGCGGCGGGAAACTGCTGCCGGGCTACATCAACGTTGACATGCCGGGCAACTGGTCGGGTAGCAAGCCCGACCACGAGTGCAACCTGAGCGCGCTGCCGTTTACCGACGGATACGCGGACGAGGTTTTCGCCTGCCACGTGGTCGAGCACTTCGGCCGCTGGGAAACGTCGGCGCTGCTCGCCGAGTGGGCGCGAGTGCTGAAGCCTGGCGGGCGGCTGATCCTCGAGTGTCCGTGTCTCGACAAGGTGCTCGCGCACCTGGTCGCGGCTGCGACCGGCCAGCGGCCGTACAAGGCGCGGCTGACGATGCTGGCGCTGTACGGCGACCCAGGTTATCGCAGCGACGCGATGTGTCACCGCTGGTGCTTTTCCGAGTCTGAATTGATGGAACTGATGACCGATGCCGGGCTGACTGCGGTGGTGTCCACCCCGCCGCAGTGGCACGTGCCGGAGCGCGATATGCGGATCGAAGGGATCAAGCCGTGACGGTGAAGTTAGCGGGCACTAAATACAGGCTAGGCGCGGAGTTCGCCATCCGCAACGCCAACGAGATCGGGCTGTCGGGCGCGGTCGACGTGCGGGCGTTTGGGGCCAGCCCTGCCGAAACTGGCGCTGTTAATGCCGCGGCTATTCGCCAAGCGGCGATGGCAGCCCGAGGCGGCACGCTAAAAATTCCGGCCGGGCAGTTTGCCGTAGACACCACATCCGGGCCGATTGTTCTCGAAGAAGTCGCCATTGTAGGCGCCGGGGTTTTAGACGGAGCTACGGCGGCAATAGATCAGGGAACGGTGTTTCAAGTGACCGCAACCGGGGCGTCATTGTTCAAAGTGCGTCGTGGCGTGTCAATCTCTGGCTGCGGGTTCTTTTATCCGGATCAAACAGACAGCGCAACGCCAGTTGCATATCCGCCGACTATTGATTTTGATTTTGACAACGGGCCGGTGCAGTTTGTGCGGCTGACAAACAACGTCGTTTATAACGCATATAGATGGGTGCGTATAGGTGACGCAAATGGAAACGTCGGGCACGTTTGGATTGCTGACAATACGGTTTACGGCATCCACCGCTGTATTGAAGTCACGCACAACTTAGAAGTAATTAAGATTTCCGGGAACACGTTTACGTTTGGGCATTGGCTGGCGGCAACCGAGGGCGGATGTCGTGCTTACACTCGGGCAAACGGGGTCGCCATAGAATACAATAGAGGGGATGGGATTTTCTTAACGGAAAATCTATTTTTTGGTTACTTAAAAGGATTGGCGGTATCGTCAGGCGGCACGGTGGCGCTGTGCAGGATTAGCGATAATTCGTTCGATCAATCGCGGTTCGGCATTTATGCGTCAGGGGCTGGTAACTTTACGACAAGTCAAATAGTCGGGAACGACTTTAACCCGTTTAATGGCATTGATACAACGCAAGCTGGAAGTGCAATTTACGTTGCGACTAGCGGTGCGGTCGGCGAAACGTTGGTAATCGATGGAAACGTCATTAGCAGTCCAACCGAAGACGGCATTTTAATCTCAGGCAATACGCCGACCCGATGGGTTGTTGTGTCAAACAATGTTTTTGCGTCGTGGGCAAGAGATAAAACGGCAGGCACGTATTACGCGATAAACGTTAGCGGAGCGGCGACAAACCTTATCGCGCAAGGCAATCTGTTGGCAGGAAGCGGGACCGCGCGCACAAGTGGAATAGGCGGGTCATGCAACACTATTGCTGCCACTGGTAACGTATTTAATGCATGCCAAAACGCAATAAACGCGTCGGCAAATTTTGTAACGCACAACGGCAATACGTCGTTTGCAACTGTTTCTAGCGCGTCGGACGTTATTAGCGCAGCGACAATTCAAGACCTTGGCAACGCTTACGATAAATCGACCGGCAATACTACAAGGGCGGCATTCTTAGCCAGAAAAAACGCAGCGCAAACCTTTAATTCCGGAGCGGCAACTGACGTATCGTTTGTAACCGAGGTGTACGATCGCGGCGGAGTGTTTGAGTCGCCGTCTTTTACGGCTCCGAAAACAGGGCGTTACTCGTTTGATTATTCGTTGTTTCACGACAACGCCGGAACTGCCGGCGACCGATGGACGATAACGCTTGTATCAAGTGGCTCCGGCGCGTTGCAACGATCATATTTGATGATAGCTGACTACAATTCGGTATCGGGTAGTGGTCAGCTACAATTAACGGCTGGGGAAACGGTAAAACTTCAAGTTGCACGAGTTGGCGGAGCCGGAAACTTTGTGACGTTCAACGACGCTAACGCAAATTGGTTTAGCGGTTCGCTTATTGAGTAATCGTTAAATGCCAACCACCTACGGCCAACTGAAAACGCAGGTCGCCGACTTCCTGCAGCGATCTGACCTAACGGCGTTCGTGCCGACGTTCATCGCCGACGCGACCGCGCGGTTCAGCGACGAGCTGCGCACGCCGGAGATGGAGGCGGTCGCATCTACCACGCTTACCGGCGAGTGGACGGCGCTACCGACCGACTTCCGCGCCATGCGGTTGCTGGAAGCCGGCGGCAAGGTGCTGGAATACAAAACCCCGTGGCAGATGCAGCGGCTGGTCGAAACCGCGGCGGTGCCCTATGTCCCGGTCTACACGATCCAGGACATGCAATTCCGGGTGTACCCGTTCCCGTCGTCCACCG